GATGAATATGAAGTTGGATCTGAAGATTATAAATTTTATGATGCATTGCAATTAACACAAAAAGTATTATTAAACTCATTCTATGGAGTATTAGGACTTAAAACATTCCGTTTCTATGATATGGATAATGCAGGTGCAATTACTGCAGTTGGGCAATCTATCATTAAATTTACAGGTAAATGTATTAATCGTTATTATGAAAAAGAAATAGGACAACCACAAACTGTTAACGCAGAAGGATTACCTGTTGATTATGCATTTTACACAGATACAGATTCATGTTTTATTTCAGCATTGCCTTTAATTAAATTTAGAAATCCAGATGCAGATTACACCGATGAACAATTTATGATTGATCAGACAAACGGTATAGCAGATGAAGTTCAAAAACATATTAATATGTTATATAGTCAATATGCCAAAGTATTTTTGAATACTGATAAACACCGATTTCAAATTAAACAGGAATATGTTGCTAAATCTGGATTATGGGTTGCTAAAAAGAGATATGCTCAATGGGTAATCTACAAAGAAGGTAAACCTACGGATAAAATGGATATTAAGGGTATGGACGTTGTTAGATCATCTTTCCCTGAAGATTTCAAAAAAATAATGAAAGAAGTATTGTGGTTTATTCTTAAAGAAAGAAATAAATCTGACACAACCGATTTAATTATGAACTTCAAAAATAAAATATCACAATCTGAAGTTGTTAATATCATGAAAAATTCTGGAGTTAAGGAAATTTCAAAATATATTCGAGGAAGAAAAGCATTAACTGGATACATTAAAGGTACGCCTGTACACGTTAAATCAGCTATTAATTACAATGATTTATTATCAATGAATGAAATAACTGATATAGAACCAATATCAGATGGAGAAAAGGTTAAGTGGGCTTATTTGGTTAATAATCCATTAGGGTTTGACAGTTTAGCATTACGAGGTTATCAAGATCCAGAAGTTACTGTAAACTTTGTTTCTCAATACATAGATAGAAATAAAATGTTCGAATCAGATCTTAAAGGTAAGTTAGATGACTTTTATGCAGCACGTGGTTGGGATCGATTGCCGACAAATAATAATGCAACAAAGTTCTTTAGCTTTGGAAAATAGAATTTAATTTCATATATTAAATAAAAAAAGGTTATATGTACGGTAAAAATGTATGGCGCGGTAAAGAAGTTGAAGGTCGTTATAGTGATATAATGACTTACTTTATACGCGAATTAGATAAAGATATAGAAACAGATACGATTGCAATGTATCCACATTTCTATTTTACAATTGAATATGTAGCAAAAATGTTAACAGGTGCTGGTGGGTCTGCCACTAAAGAATTTTGTTTAAAACAAATTCGCACAATATTAGATAGTAGTTACAATGCAGTTACATTAGAGGCAAATTCAGAAACATTAAAAAAGATTCCGGTAGACTTAATTAACCGTTGCCATATTATTTATCGTGTACATGATGATGCATTACAATACTTAAAAGATACAGACACATTTAGTGTAGATGCTGGTTGGTATCGAGTATCGCAAGTTACAAAATGCAATATGATGCATATCAATCCAGACAATTATAAATTTGACGAAGAAATATGAAATATAGTGTAGTAGTAACATTTAGCATCGAAGGATTTCATAATTGGCCAGATGCAAAAGATATATTTCCAGAAGTAGCATTCTTATCAGATAGACACCGTCATATGTTTGGTTTTAAATGTTATGCAACCGTAACACATACTGACAGAGATGAAGAATTCATTTTATTGAATAGAAAGATCCAAAAAGCATTGCGGGTTAATTTCTCAAAAGAATTAACAAATGTATTAGAATTTGGATCTATGAGTTGCGAAATGATTGGCGAATGGTTATTAGAACAATTTCCAAATCTATATAAAATAGAAGTTTGGGAAGATTTTGAAAATGGTGCAATAATAGAAAGATAATATGAATATTTTTTATTTTGGTTTAGAACCACTTAAGGCGAGATACACTTATCAATTATCTCAACATTGGATGCCTGATACTTTTAAGAAGTACGAAAAATTAGGCAAAGCAAAGTTTATTAGTGTAGATGGAGATTTCGATCCAGATCAGCAAATTAAAATTGGTGCTGTACTAGATGCGGTAGGTAGAGGTAAATTTGCTATGTCGCAATGTAGTAACTTCTTAGATATGCTTAATAATGATTTAGTAAAAGATGGCGATGTTATCTTTTTGCAAGACTATTGGCATCCTGGAATCGAATCTATATTATATGCATTAGATCTATATGGTATCAATGTTAGAATTTATGGAATGCTACACGCACAATCAGTAGATGAATATGACTTTACTTGGCCAATGCGTGATTGGATGCGAGGATTCGAATTAGGTTTAGATAAAAGAATGTCTGGTATTTTTGTTGGATCTACTATTCATAGAGAACAATTAAGAGCGGCAGGATTTGTTGCACCAATCCATGTAGTATCATTGCCATTACATAAGCAAATGACATTAGATGTGTTACCTAACTTTAATCATGCCGATCCAAAGGAAAAGAAAGTAATCTTTTCTAGTAGATTAGATAAAGAAAAGAATCCATTCTTTATGTTAGAAGCAGCAAAAAAGTTCTTAGCATCTCATAAAGATTGGGTATGGCACGTTACCACATCTGGTAAATCATTTAAGTCAATGTTGCCAGATGTTATAGAAGAATTGTATAAATATTCGAGAGAAGAGCCTAGATTTAAATTGTTAGTTAATCTTACTAAAGAAGAATACTATACAGAATTAGCAACTGCAAAGATTCAATTTAATACATCACTTCAAGATTATGTTTCTTGGACGGTATTAGAATCAACGACATTTGGTTGTGATGTTGTATTCCCTAACTTTAGATGTTTCCCGGAGTTTGTGCCATCGAATAGATTGTATATGCCCTTCGATTTAGAAAGTGCATATATTGTCTTATGTCACACAGCAACATATTTTGATTCAAAGAATAAAAAACAAAAATATAATTGGCCGGATATTGCAGACTTAGGTCGTCGTATGGAAGCATATATTATACTAAATGATGTTAAACAAGAAATTAATGTTTGGCACGAACAAGAATATTGTAAACATTTATTAATTAACGAAGATAAATAATGAGTAACAAAAAAGACACAAGTCATCACAAAGATTTCTTTTATATTCCGTCGTTATCTGCAGGATCAATGGTATCTGCATTTAAAAAGAATACAAAGTTTTCTGATGGTACGACTATGAGATTCTTCGCAAAAGAATATCCAGAAGCATGGCGTCATAATAAATTCCTAGTTACTGCCGGTCACCATTATAAGAAAATGGATTTCAGACAGCAATTAGGATTAGATGATGAAACATTCGTATTTGGAGATTCGGGCGGATTCCAGATTGCGACGGGTGCGTTAAAATGGGATAATACTGGGATTCTACGAGAAAAGATATTTCATTGGTTAGAAGCAAATTCAGATGTTGCAGCAAATTTAGATATTCCACCGCGAGTTACTTTTGAAAACAGATTTCAAGACTCAATGGATATTAGTTTTGACAACTTTAAGTATTTTGAAAAACACCAAAGTGGTAAGACTAAATTTTTAAATGTAATACAAGGTACATTTACTGATGAATATAGCACATGGTATCATAAATTCAAAGATTTTGACTTTAATGGTTGGTGTATTGGTGGTCCTAAGAAATTAGTTGACTTTATGTATGTAATTGCACTAATGCTTAAAGAAAGAGAGTTCGAAAAGAAACATATACAGTATATTCACTTATTGGGTATTTCAAAGATATCAGATTTCTTTATTTTATCGACTATTCAGAAATTACTTAATGAATTAACGGATGGTAGGATTCAATTAATGACAGATTCATCTTCTCCAGGTCAATATCCGGTATTTGGTACGTATTTGCATTCAACTAATTATAAAACTCAAACTTTTACGGAATTGTATTTCCCTAAGAATGCTGAGTATAGAAGAAAGACTCATATTGCTAAAAA